AGCGCGATGCGTTCGCCACTAAGGTCGGAACCTCCGTCGCATATCTCTGGCAGATCGCCTACAAGCAACGTCGGTGTGCTGAGTCTTTGGCCATTGAGATCGAGAAGGCTTCTGCGGGTGCGGTTCGCGTCGAAGACTTGCGACCCGATGTCGATTGGGCCTACATCCGTAGCTCCGCGCAGTCGATCGCCGATAGCGACATTGTAGAGCGAGTCAAGGCGAGCGACGACGCGCAAAACAATCCGGGCGGGACGTCTAGCCGGAAAACCAAGGAAGCAAAGCGGCGCAACTAAGCAGTTCAACAACAACACATAACCAAGCAGTTGGGGGTTGTTCATAAGTTGGACCGGTTCAAGAAATGGAGTGCGTTGATATGACTCCATTTTTGTTTAGCAGGGACCGTCAACTCCAGTCAACCCTCAACAAGGGAAATCAAATGCAACGCGAATTGGCAGTTCATGGTGAGCCTAAGAAGCTTCAGAACGTTCCGGTCGAGCTTTTGAACATGTGCGACGACGAGCTGGATGCGATCCGGTTGTGCATTCAACTGAGTCGATTCACGCACGAGTACATCAGCAAGGAACTGTCAATCGACAAAGGACATTTCTCTCGCATGATGCAGGGCCAGGCGGGGTTCCCGACTCACAAGCGGCTGGCGCTCATGCGGCTGTGCGGGAACCGCGCTCCGGTCCAGTACGAGGCAATGAACGCGGGCTGTGATCTGGTGGAGTCGAAAGACGCCAAGATCCGGCAACTTGAGGAACAACTTGCGGCAGCGAGGGCGGCGTAATGCGCACTGCGGTTTTCGTCCTTTGTGTCATCGCTTTTGGCGCTTGCCTGGTGGCGACGATTCTGATTCCGTTCTGCGGAGGTTGATATGAATGCGCGTGAGCAAGGCATCACCGATGAAGAGCGCGAAGCGAGGATCGAGCAACTTGGCGCCGCCATGGTCCTGTCTTCTGACCTGACCGAGCGCGCGCGTCTATGGCGTCGACTGAAGGATGAGATCGCAGCACGTTCGCCGGCACAAATCCGGCGCATGGAATTGGATAAGGGGTTGGCGTGAAGACGCTTACTAAGCGGGCTCTGCTGTGGGCCTATTGCGCGGGCTGGCTGTCTCTTGAGGCATGTCAGCGCGTCTATGACCGGTTCAATCTGAAGGGGCTGTAATTGGAATGGTTCCGGATGTACGCAGAGTTTGCGACCGATCCGAAAGTGCAGAGCATGCCCGAGGCCATGCAGCGCCGGCTGTTGATGTTGATGTGCCTACGTTGCAGTAACGTTCTTGAAACGTTACAGGTAACGGACATCTGTTTCGCACTGCGTATCGATGAAACGCATCTTGCGGAGACAAAGGCACTTTTCATCGCCAAACGGTTCATGGATGACGACTGGAATCTGCTTAATTGGGACAAGCGGCAAAAGCCGTCTGACTCAAGCACAGAGCGGGTTCGCAAGCATCGTGAGGCACAGAAACAGTTGCAGGAACAGGGATGTAACGTTACAGAAACGCCCCAGAAGAGAGAAGAAGAGAGGAGAGAAGAAAAGAGTAAGAGAAAGCCCGCTACGCGGACCAAATCACCCAAGACGGCTATGCCGGAAGATTTTGGGATTAGCGAGCGAGTTGTTGCGTGGGCGGCGAAAGAAGGTTTTGAACGGCTCGACGAGCACTTCGATTCGTTCGTGCGGAAGGTGGAAGCAAACGGCTATACCTACGCGAACTGGGATTCGGCGCTGATGAATGCGATCCGCGACGACTGGGCAAAGATCAATGGCAAGCCGAAAGGCAACGGAAACACATCGGGGTTGGTACTGTGAAAACCTTTAGCGATTTCGGAATCGACGTGAGCGGCAAGAGCGGCGTAGAGGTCAAAGTGACCTGTCCGCAATGCTCGCCCAGCCGGAAGAAAAAGAACTATCCGTGCTTAAACGTGAACACGGAACAGGGGCTTTTCAACTGCTGGCATTGTGGGTGGAGCGGGACGCTCAAGGGCGGAGAATGGCAGAAGCCGGAAATCCGCAAGGCGTACACCAAGCCGGTATTCGTCGCAGCGACGCAGGCCCCTGACGGAACGGTGGCATGGTTCAAAACACGTGGTATCGATGCAACGGTGATCGAGCGCAACCGGATCACCAAGGGATCGATCTACTTCCCGCAGGTCGAGGAAGAGCGGGATTGCATTCTGTTCCCCTACTTCCGCGGTGAGGAAGTCGTGAACGTCAAGTATCGGTCCAAGGACAAACTGTTCCGCATGGCGGCTGGCGCTGAGCGAATCCTGTACGGTATCAACGATATCAACCCGGACGTGCTGGTCTGGGTAGAAGGCGAGATTGACAAGTTGTCGGTCGAGATGGCTGGCCTGACGAGTTGTGTGTCGGTCCCTGACGGTGCGCCGGCCGCCGACTCGAAGTCGTACAGCAACAAATTCGACTTTCTGACCGAGAAGGCGCTTGAGGCGGTCAAGTTGCACATCATCGCCGTTGACAGCGACGAGCCGGGAGTCCGATTGCAGGAAGAGCTGGTGCGCCGCTTGGGGCGCGAGAAGTGCCTGATCGTCGTATGGCCGGAAGATTGCAAGGACGCTAATGAGGTTCTTTTGAAGCATGGCGCCGAGATTCTTGCCGATTGCATCGGTAATGCGCGCGCCCTTCCTATCGAGGGAACGTACAGCGTCGACGACATTATCGAGTCGATCTTCAACGACTACGAGTACGGCCCGGAGCGCGGCGTTTCGACAAGCTGGGCGGAAATGGACGACACGTACCGAGTCATGACCGGCGAATGGACGCTTGTAACTGGTATCCCCGGGCATGGCAAGAGCGAATGGCTGGATGCCCTTGCTCTTAATCTCGCGCACCACTACGGATGGAATTTCGGCATTTTCTCGCCAGAAAATCAGCCGCTGAAGTACCACGTCGAAAAGATGACCGAAAAGATCGTCGGGAAGCCGTTCATGGAAGGCTTTACAGATCGCATGTCGTTCAAGGAAATGGGCGACGCGTTGAAGTTTGTCAACGAACACTTCCACTTCATGCTGCCGGACTATCCAACCGTGGATGGATTGCTGGAGATCGCCCAGCAGCTCGTACTGCGTCACGGAATCCGCGGCCTCATTGTCGACCCGTGGAATGAGATCAATCCTGCCCGTGACGGTAACGTTACTGAAACGGACTACATCAGTCAGGCGCTGACGAGAATCCGTGCATTCGCGCGCAAAAATCAGGTCCATGTCTGGCTGGTTGCACACCCGACGAAGTTGCAGAAAGACAAAACAAGCGGCGCTTACCCAGTCCCTACGCCTTACGACGTTAGCGGCTCGGCTCACTGGCGCAACAAGGCCGATAACTGCATCACCGTCTATCGCGACGTTGTTCAAACCGGATCGCCAGTCCAGGTGCATGTGCAGAAGGTCCGTAAAAAGACCAATGGGAAGGTTGGCATGGTTGAGTTCGATTACGACCATATCTGCGGGCGCTACAAGCCGTACAAGAAGAACGTTTTGCCGAACACCTATTCGATGCATCACCGCAAGAAGGAGGCAGCGTGATCCATGACCGCAAACGCCTTCTCGAAGTCATCGAAGAAATTGTTGATTGGACTGTAGACCGAAGGCGAACGCTGATAGCCGAAATCGGAGCCGCATTCGGCGAGCAAGCGGCAGAACAGATACGAACTGGACTAACCGAGTTTTGGAGCGCTCGCAAGGAATAAGGGGAAATGGATATGGAGCGGATAGCAGACACAACGTATAGGACTACTTACTGGGTGCAGAAATGGGCATGAAGTCGCGTAACAAAGGAAAGGTCGGCGAGCGCGAAATTGCTTCCATCGTCCGCGCTCTGACTGGCTGGGAAGTGAAGCGCAAAGTCCGCCAGCTTGACGGCGAGAGCGACCTTGAGGGAATTCCGGGCTTCTGTGTCGAGGTAAAGCGGCATGCAACGGCGACGCGTGGCGATTTAAAGACCTGGTGGGCACAAGCCGTCGAGCAGGCAGTCGCCGAGAAGAAAGTGCCTCTTCTGTTCTTTCGTAAGAATCAGGATGAATGGCGCGCGGTGTGGCCGCTTGGACCGCTTATCGGAGTTTTACACGGCGGAACGTGGCACGACTACGAATGGACGATTGAAGGCTCGGTTGTCGCGTGGTCGACGGTGGCATCTGAAATGGTCGGTGAGAAGGAGGCGGCATGACTGCACCAAAAATTCCACTCGTTCTCGAAATCCTTCGAGCAAACCCGAACGGGGCTTACGGCTGGCAGATTGCCGGAGAACTCGACGTCACTGACACGAGTATCGGCCAGACCCTGCTTTTGATGCTTGGACGATACCAGGTGGTTCTGGCCGAGCAGGGCAAATCCCGCTCTGATTCGCTCTGGCGCCTGGCTAGCCACGAAGACGGCGATACGCCCCCAATCTTTCGCGCAATGGAAACGCTACGCGGCATGCAAGAGGCAGCCCGTCAACGTCTCGTCAAACAACCGATGCTGGAGGTAGCGTAATGGCTCGCTCATCTAAACCGCGCAAGGCCTACCGCCCGCGCATGGTCAACCCGAACGCCTGCATGATCGCCCTGGAGCGATTCAAGGTGCTCCGGCAGGACGTCAACGAAGCGTTTGCGGGCGAGTTCGAAATGGCTGCGTTGACTTCACTGGATGCAGTGACGCGTGGCTACGGCCAAAAAAGCCAGTGGGACACACTCGCTAACTGCTTGAATCAGGCGTGGCTTTTCGCCAAGGGCGGGCTCGGCACCGAAGCGCTCGACACGTTCAACGCAGCACACGAAGCGATGCGCCGCATGATTCCAGGATATGAGGCGACCGGGAAGCTGGGATTCGTCTCGCATGCCGACCAGGCAGCCGTCGAAGAAGCGATCGCACTGTGGGGCCAGCAACTCCGCATGGCGACGATCGGCGAAGTGGACGCGGCGACGAAGATTGTTGAGCGCGAGTACTGGAAGCATCAGGAGGCAGCATGACTAGCGGAGTGCGGTACACGGAAGAGGAAAAGGAAAACATCCGTCGCGTACATGCGAGCGGAAAGTCGTACAAGTCGATGGCGCATCTTTGGCCGACACGATCTCCCGTTGACGTGGCGCGCCATGCAACTCATATGCGACTTGGCCCCCGGCCGGTCTCAATAGATCGACACGGCTCATATGTGCTGCCTTCATTGATTGTGGCGGTCGAGAAACATCCTGGTAAAGCCTATGACATTGCCGCAGTGGTTGGCATCAATAAGGAATACGCCGGGAGGTTGCTTCGCGCCCAGTGCATCGCGAAACCGCAAACCGTTCATATAGAGACATGGGTTCGTTGTCGTCCCGGCGGCATGTGGGTGGAGTATTGGGTAGCCGGCGAAGGGCCGAACGCCGAGAAGCCGCAACCTGTCCCGCGGGCAATTCGTAAGCGCATGCAAAGAAAGGTCGCAAACAGGAAGAATCCGTTCATGACGATGATGCAACCGGTAGTAGCTCCCAAGGGCGAACCGGGCCGCATCTACCACCACCTCTGGGATGACCACGAACGGGAGGCCGCATGACCCAATGGAAACCATGCAGCCAGCCGCCAGAGCGCGACGGACTTTATGAGGTCGAGCGGCGTTTTAAAGACGGCTCACTGCTGGAAGAAGCCGAACAGATCCGCTACGAAGGTGAATGGAAAGTGATTCGGGGCTCGGAGATTCTTGAGCATGACGTTTGGAGGGATGTGCAATGAACTGCAAACCGGGGGATTTGGCTTATCTATCGAGCGATTGCGTCGATGAAGGCGTGATTGTGGAGGTTCTGAGCGTCGGTCCTATCGTCGGAATAGATAGTCCGGCGTGGCATTGCAAAAGCCGGACGCCCATCCATTGCACTATGCAGCGTTCTGGAAAGGAGGTATGGACGACCGAGATTTGCATTGAGGATCGTTATCTCCGACCAATCTCTGGCATCCCCATCAATGACGAAGTGACTGACGATCTTGAGGTGACGGCATGACCGCCCTACCCGCCCCCACCCAATTAGTCATCGGTCTCAGCCACCGCGAAATGATCGACATCATGGCAGACGCCGGCATCTTCTGCGGGCCCGACAAATTCGCCCGCATCTTGCAGGATGCACAGCGTCGCGCTCTCGCCCACACTACTACGAAGGAAGAGAAGGAGACCGTCAATGAAGTTGCTGGTTAAACCTCTGCTGCGGCTTCATGAGAGCGCGCGCAGCACGCCCTACTACGACCTGCCGGGCTACATGCTTCGTGATTGGATTCTCGGCTACCGGAGCCCGGATCGCAACGGAGACAACCCACTGTGGAAAGAAGGCTTCCGTCCAAAGTCGGGAGCGCTGTACCGCTGGCTATGCCGCAACATCGCCGTGCGCGCGCACACGATTCTGCGCAGCGACAACGACCGTCATTTGCACGATCACCCGTCATGGTCGCTGTCGATTGTGCTGGAGGGCGGGTACTGGGAAGTGTTTGAGCCGACGCCGTATGCGCTTCAGCGCCCGGCTATCTATGAGCGACTTATCGATTGCCTGGAGACGGAAACGCCCGACTCCGACCTTTGCGCTCACTACGGAATCATCTGGCGCGGACCCGGCGCGGTCGTCTTCCGCCGCGCTACCGACTTCCACCGACTGATCCTTCCGAGGGGATCGATGGCCCGCTCTGTCTTCGTCATGGGCAAGAAAAGCAATAGCTGGGGCTTCAAGACATCAGAAGGCAAAGTCTATTGGCGCACATATCTCGGACTCGACAAGGAGCAGGCATGAAAGACCTTCCCCAAATCATCGCACTAGTTGGCAACGCTGGCGCCGGTAAATCGACGGTGGCTGAATACTTGACGAAGGTACATGGCTATCAGGTGGTCAAGTTCGCCGGCCCGCTCAAGACCATGCTTCGCTCTATCGGCCTGACCGATGACGAGATCGAAGGCTCGAAGAAAGAGCAGCCTTGCGCAATGCTGTGCGGCAAGACGCCCCGCCATGCCATGGTCACGCTGGGGACAGAATGGGGCCGCGACCTGATCGGCCCGGAATTCTGGGCTGGACTTTGGGAAGAAGAGGCTTGCGCCCATCTGAATAGCGGACAGCGAGTTGTGGTTGACGACTGCCGCTTTCCCAACGAACTTGCCGCCGTGCGACGTCGACGCGGCGCGGTCTGGCGCATCGTGCGTCCGGAGCATGCAGGATCATCGCTTCCCGGCCACAGATCGGAGGGCGCACTCTCGGGCCACTACGACTCCATGCTCGAGTTCATCAACGATAGCGACGTCACGACGCTGCACCTCAAGGTGTTCGATGCACTGCGGGCTGAGCTGAATGCGGAGCATCTGGCTAGTGAGGTGGGAGCGTGAACGACGAAATCAAAAACCTCACCCGCGAGCGCGATTACTGGATGCGCGTCGCGTCCTATCTGGCTTCATTGCACGCAGCCACGCTGAGCTATGACGGCACGCTGAAGAGTTGTTCGCGGAGCCGCCGAGACCGCTACGAAAGCATCGTCGAAACTGCCGCCGACATGATGGCCGGGAGGGATTGGAAGGCGGGTATCAGCTACGCCAAGGCGACGCCGGAGAAAAGCCGTGCGGACTGCCTTCAGGCTATTGCATATCTGAAGGCGGAAACATGAGCGACAAACAAGTCTTCCGCCTCGTTCATCCGACTGCACGTCAGATGGCATCGCGCGCCTGCATTCAGGCTCCAGACGGCTTCATCGTCGAGATCAAGCCGCGCACCCGGTCGCTCGATCAGAACGCCAAGATGTGGGCGATGCTGGCCGACGTCTCGCGCCAGGTTGAATGGTACGGCCAACACCTGACGTCTGAGGAGTGGAAGGACGTTTTGACGGCGGCACTGAAAAAGCAGAAAGCCGTTCCTGGGATCGACGGCGGCTTTGTTGTGATCGGCGCTCGCACTCGGAACATGACGATCCGCGAGATGGGAGATCTCGTCGAGCTTATGTACGCATTCGGCGCGGAGCAGAACGTCCAATGGAGCGAGCCAGCCGAGCAGGGTTACCAGGCGCTGGCGAAGGAGTTTGCCTAATGGCCGCCAAACTCATCGGCTTCCCGAAAACACTCACCTATCGCAACAAGAAAATCCGCGAGTCGGCCCGCGACGAGGAGTGTCTTGTCCGCTTGCCCGGCGCGTGTCTTTGCGATCCCGCCACGACAATCTGGAGCCACTACCGCGGCGGCGCTGGCGGAAAAGCGGGTGCCCTGAAATCTGACGATCTGGCCGGCGCTTACGCATGCACGGCATGCGACGCAGTGTACGACGGCCAGCGCAAGCCGCCATCAGGCATGACATACGCAGAGGTGGTTATGGCGTGGTTCGAAGGACACATTCGTTCAATCGTTCGGCTGCATGAGAAGGGAGTGATATGACGCCAACAGCAATCTTCCTGTTTGACAAGACCGGAAATATGGCGGAGCCGTGGCGCGATGCTGGCTATCGCTGTATCTGCTTCGATGTGCAGCACGTAGGCAAGACTGTGCGCGACGGGATCATGTTTGTGCATTGGGACGCGCTTCTCGGTCTGCCGACCGTACCGCCCGATAGCCTGGTGGAATTCGTGTTCGCTTTCCCGCCCTGCACTCACTTGGCCGTCAGCGGTGCGCGCTGGTTTCAAGGGAAAGGCTTGCGGGCGCTTGCCCAGTCGGTAGAAATGTTCGCGTCGGCCACTGAGTTCTGCGACGAGATGGGAGCCGCATACGGTATTGAGAATCCGGTGTCGACTATTTCGACGTACTGGCGCAAACCTGATTACACGTTTCATCCGTTTGAGTTCACTGGGTTTGAGCCGGAAGACAATTACACGAAGAAGACCTGTTTATGGACGGGTAACGGCTTCGTGATGCCGGAGCAATTCAGGGCATACGGCCTGCGCGAGCCCGATAACCGGATTCACGCGGCGCCGCCGTCCGACGACCGCGGAGACATTCGCAGCGCGACGCCCAAAGGATTCGCCCGGGCCGTGTTTCTCGCCAACGGGCGGCGGCTTAATCAGGAGGCAGCATGACCAAACCCCAAAGATACGGCACCAGCGCAATGCCCTGCGACAGCGGGATTTTTGTAATGCACTCCGAGTATGAAAAGGTGGTGGCGGAGAAAGATGCGCTACGCGAAGATGCGGCGCTATTCCAGATGCTTGTCTCGACGTGTGATGCGCTCGACGCGAACGCTTTCGACTCATCGAATCAGCCGGGAACGCTGCGTATCGTATGCAAGCACAACACAAAAACCTATCCGGAACTTCAATCAAAGATCGTGGACTTCATCAAGGGCTATCAGACACGCATCGACGCATCGCGCGCAAAGGAGCAGGCATGATTAATCTCGGCCTGTTCATCGTAGGCTTCATCCTCGGCATATTCGCGCTAAGCATGCTCCTCTTTCTCGTCGTACTGCATCGGCCGCGCTACGAGTCACCTACGCTGAGTGGGCGGAGGAATCGGGATAGGTCGGCGGGCACCGAGTTTCAGAATGTGCCGCCAGCCGTGAAGTGGGAAGCGAAAGCGACGGACGATGAGCGCGGCGTCAACTACTCATTCATGGGCGCCACGGGGCTCGAAGAATGATCGCAACCTGCTGATTGACAACGCTTTTCAGTAGGAGTACTGCGCGTTTTTAGGTATAATGACCGCTACCAGTTGTGTCGTTTTCTGTGTCTTCACTATATATCGTGCCGCGGGGTTGAAATGACGCAAGACCAGAGTGACGAAGTTGAGCACTTGCTGACTGAGTGGCACCGATGGCAGGACTCGTATCAGCCTGCGCTCGGTGCTCCCCGTTGCGCGCCTACTTGCCGCGAATATCGCTCCAGCTACAGCATGACGGCACAAGAACGCTCAGAGCAAGCAGACGCGAAAATCTGGAAGCACAATTCGGAGCAAGTCGAGCTTTGTGTCGATACCTTGGGCTGGGAACACAGGGCGTCGATACAAGTTTCGATGCGCAACAAGCGTGCTGGGTATTCAGTGTTCTCTAACTCGCGCATCTCTCCCGAAGATTCTCACCGTTTGTACCAAGAATCGAAGGAGATGCTGTATCCAAAGTTTGTGGGGCGCGGATTGATTAAGGTTATGGAGGCGGCATGAGCGGAGTCGGGCAATTTTCCAAGAGCGGCCCGGGCCGAACGCCGAGGCAGGCTGCGATGGGTGCGGTACTCGATGAAGGCGCAAGCATCATGAGCTACCTTAAACAGCTTGACGATGGGTCCGCTCGCTTGGCGGATGGGGCCGCCCCTACGCCAGAGTTCGGCGCAGTAATCACCGAGCGACTAAAGGCGCTATATCGCGAGAATCGCGCGGCCTACGACTGGCTGCATTCTTTGCCGGAGGAGGCGTGAGGCGGCATAGGCGGAGGCAGACGCGCTTAAGCGCTCACAATCACCGTGGGCGCGATATCGGCGTTTGGCGAGGCAAGGCTGACGGCCGATGGATTCGCTATCCTTACTCTGTGGCGTGATCTGAAAATATTTAGCAAGAGGGGTTGTAAACCCCAAAAGATTCGTGTATCTTGACTTCCGTGGTGCTGAAGAAGCGCCCACAGAATCCATAGCCCGCCAGGTGAAAGCCTCGCGGGCTTTTTCATTTCCGCCGCCCATGACTCGCTCAACCGCTCTCGAATCGCATATGTACGGCGATCCAATGGCAATCCTTGAGGCCAAGCAGGCGCGCGAGAAACGGCAAGCCCAGCAAGAGCAGAAGCGGCCTGTTTTGACGCTCAAGCGCAAGTCGAGCGACGGCTGGAGTGAGGCCCGCAAGAAAGCAGAAGCATTATTTGATTTACCCGCCGCGCCCAGATCGGAGGCGTGAAACCCTGCCGGTGTGCAACGCACCTCGACCCGGGAGACCGGGAGGAATTCTGGAGTCTGAATGTCCGTCACCTACTACCTCGCTCAGGCCGACGACGGCCGGATTACGCTTGACCGCGAATGCCACGGCTCAATGCTGAAGGCGATCACGGTTAATGAGCCGGAAACGATCCGGCGCGAGATCGACGGCGAGATGGTGGACGTTCCGCAGTACTCGCAGAGCTACGCCAGCGCGCGTGCACAGGTGAATGACGGTGAGTTTCGGCATGTACGCGGCCAAGGATATTTCGCATGAACCCAGTGACAGCATGGCTACTGATGTGCGCGACGATCAGCATGGGCACGACGCAAGTACTGATCGACCTGGCGGAAGGTTGGGATTTTTGAGCTACGGGCCGCGTTGCTGGTGGTGCGCATCAGTGCTTCATGGGCGCGCGGTGTGTTGCGATCCGATGGACAAACTTGATTGAGGTGGATATGGACCTGCGGCCGATTCATATTGAAGGATGGGATTTGATTGAAGGCTGGGATGGCATCGGCGATGAAGGCGATATTCGCCCGCTCGGCTGATCCCCTGCTTCCGCCGTCAGCCAGTGTCGGACTGGTTGTAGAAAACGGGCGACGGAAGCACTCTCGATATCGGAATAACGATATCGATTTGTATCTCAAGGGCGTCACTAATTGGCGGAATCGCTGATTTGGTAGCCCTAGAGCATCTTCACGCATGGCGGCTCCGCGTATGCCAGTACGCGTCGCTGGCACGAGCCCACCTTATAGGGTTGAGCCGCCAGTCGTGAGGGTGAGCAGAGCAAGGGTAAAGCGCAAAAGCCGCGGAGATGTGGCCATCGCCCTCAACCCGCCGTAACATCCGGGCTTCGTCCACCCCTGCGGCACAACGGACGGCTTTCATGCATGGCGACTGGCTCATACCGGTGAAACTCCGGGTATCAAATCGGGTTGTGCACAAATCCGAATTGAGTTGACGACCGTTCTGGTCAGCCGCCATCCACGAAGGTAAGGCAGAGTTGGCCGCGCGTCCCGATAGGGAGCCACTGCGCCATGCGGGCCAAGCGTCAAGCCTTCACCCAATTCCCACTAGCTTCCCCTGCTAGTCGCCCGCGCTGAAAGGCATGGGCTTTTTTACATCCGGTACCGTCCATGCCTCGAAAAGCCAAAGCAGCGGTGATCGAGGAGCCGACGAGTACTTGTAAGTCCTGCAAGCACGCAGCGTTCGGTGATCTGATTCACTGCCGGCGTTACCCGCCCGTCCCGTCATTCGATGCGGAGGGCGCGCACGTAGATAGCTGCTGGCCCATCGTACATGTGACGGACGCATGCGGTGAATTCAGTCCAAAACTAAGCTCTTGAGGGGAAGCCGTGGCAATAGACGAAAACCTTCGCCAGTTTGCCACGCCGAGGCAACTCGAATTCCTCGAGGTCGTAGATCGGCTGGGCTCCGAGCGGAAAGCCGCTGCTGAGTTGGGCCTGAGTCACGGCACGATCGGGAATGCCCTCGCCGCGCTGAAGAAGAAAGCAGCAAAGATGGGGTATGCGCCAGAGTGCCACATGACTCGGGTCGTGCCCGATGGCTTCCTGACAAAAGGCGTCTCCTCCTATTTCAACAAGGACGGCGTTCTCACTGGCCAATGGGTAAAGAGCCAGATTGACCACGATCGGCAGGAGGCAATCTTCCGCGAGGCATGCGCTGCGATGGCGGAAACGCTGCCGCGCGTTCATGCTGCGCCGGTGCCTGCTGGAGTAGATGCCGCCCTCTGCAACGTCTACACACTGACGGACTGTCATGTGGGCGCCCTCGCGTGGCGATTTGAAGGCGGAGCGGACTGGGATCTGAAGATCGCAGAGCAAACACTGACTGCAGCTTTCGCCCACATGGTCAATGCCGCACCCAATGCAAAGGTTGGATTTATCAACCAGCTCGGCGACTTCCTGCATTCGGACGGCAGTAACGGTCTGATGCCGGTGACGCCGATGCATGGGCACGTTCTCGACCAGGACGGCCGCTTCTCGAAGCTGGTGGGAACCGCCATTCGCATCCTGCGCCGGATTGTCGACTTCGCCTTGGTGAAGCATGAAACGGTTGTCGTCCTGATGGCGGAAGGCAATCACGACATGTCATCTAGCATCTGGCTTCGCGCCATGTTCAAGGCTTTGTACGAGAACGAGCCCCGCGTTCAGGTTGTGGAGTCTGAGCTGCCCTACTACGCCTATCAGCACGGTCAAACCATGCTGGCGTTTCACCACGGGCATATGAAGAAGAACGACGATCTGCCGCTTCTCTTCGCCAGCCAGTTCCCGAAGATCTGGGGCAATACACTGAAACGCGTGTGCCATACAGGGCACCGGCACCACATCGAAGAGAAAGAGCATTCGGGAATGACCGTCATCCAGCATCCGACGATCGCCGCACGCGACGCCTACGCGGCCCGCGGTGGCTGGATCTCGGAGCGGTCGGCTACTGCGATCACCTATCACGAGAAATACGGGCAGGTGGCTCGCAATACGGTCACGCCTGAGATGTTTGAGGCGGCTTGAGTAAATTCCTCCAAGCGCCCGCGAGCCGCAAGAAACAAATCACTCAAGGTTAAACATGGCGCAGCCAAAGAAAGCCGCGCCGGACTGGGAGCGCATTGAAGCCGACTACCGGGCCGGCTTGTTGTCGGTGCGGGAGATTGCGGCATCACAAGGCGTGTCGCATGTGGCTATCGCCAAGCGTGCGAAGCGCGACGGATGGGTGCGCGATCTCAGCAAACGCATACAGGATAAGGCTGAGCAGCTAGTTACCACGCGCACGGTTACCACCTCGGTTACCACGGAACAGGCGGTAACTGACCGGGCGATTGTCGAGGCCAACGCGGAAGTCATCGCGGGCATCCGACTCGCTCATCGCAAAGACATTGCCAAGTCCCGCCGCCTCGCAATGGCGATGCTGGACGAACTTGAGCAGGTCACCGAGAACCGTGAGTTGTTCGAGCAACTTGGCGAGATTCTTCGTTCGCCGGATGACCGCGGTAATGACAAGCGCAATGACCTGTACATGAAGGTCATCTCCAGCGCAGGTCGCATAGACAGCATGAAGAAGCTGGCAGAGACGCTGAAAACGCTGGTGGCGCTTGAACGCGAAGCTTATGGGCTGACCGTCGAGCAAGGTGGCCCGGGCGAAGACGTACCAACGAGCCTCGATCACTTCTATGGAGCAAGCTAGCCCGCCGACGCTGAATCCGGTTCTGCGCGCCTTCTGGGCGGCAAAGATAGTCGGTGATAAGCCGGTACGGAACCGTGTCCTGTATGGCGGTCGTGCATCGTCCAAGTCATGGGATGCAGCAGGGTTCGCGACATATCTGGCCAGCAACGCAAAGTTACGTTTTCTCTGTGTCCGTCAGTTTCAGAACAAGATTGAGGAGTCGGTATATACCCTGCTCAAGAACCAGATTGACCGGTTCGGGCTGAGCAGCCAGTTCCGGGTGCTCGACAACAAGATCATCGGGCGCAAGACGGGCGCCGAGTTCCTGTTTTATGGCTTGTGGCGGTCGATCGACGAAATCAAGTCGCTGGAAGGTATCGACGTCCTCTGGATAGAGGAAGGCCACAACCTCACCGAGGAGCAGTGGAAGATCCTTGAGGCGACGATCCGCAAACAGGGCTCGCAGGTCTGGATTGTGTTCAACCCGCGGCTCGCGACGGATTTCGCATATCGTCGTTTCGTTATCAATCCGCCCCCTGGAACATTAGTCCGGCTCATCAACTACGACGAGAATCCGTTCCTGTCGCAGACGATGCTGGATGTCATCGCCGCAGCCAGGGACGAAGACGAAGACGAGTTCGCGCATATCTACCTCGGCGTCCCAAAGGACAACGACGACGATTCGATCATCAAGCGTTCGTGGATCATGGCCGCGATCGATGCACACAAGGTGCTAGGGTTCGAAGCCTCGGGCCGCAAGCGCATCGGTTACGACATTGCCGATTCTGGCTCGGACAAGTGCGCAAATGTGTATGCGCATGGCTCTGTGGTGTCGTGGGCAGACCTCTGGAAGGCTGGTGAGGACGAATTACTCAAGTCCTGTACTCGCGTCTGGAAGGCCGCTCAGGAGCGCAGCGCGGCGGTCACGTACGACTCTATTGGTGTCGGCGCAAGCGCAGGCGCCAAGTTCGGCGAACTGAACTCCACAGTCGTCGACGGTCGCATCCAGTATCAGAAGTTCAACGCTGGCGCCGCGGTGTTCAAGCCCGACGCCGAATACCAGACGGGCACGAAGAACAAGGACATGTTCCTGAATCTGAAGGCCCAGACATGGTGGCTGGTCGCCGATCGGTTCCGCAATACCTACAACGCTATCCGCAAGGGCGAGAAGTTCAGCGACGACGAGATGATCAGCATCTCGAGCGACCTTCCCTATCTCGACCAGTTGATTGACGAGTTGTCCACGCCCAAGCGGGACTACGACAACAACGGCAAGGTCAAGGTTGAAAGCAAAAAGGATCTGGCGAAACGTGAGGTTGCGTCGCCGAACCTGGCTGATGCCTTCGTGATGATATTTGCTCCCGGTCTTGAGCCCATGCAGATATCGCAAGACGCTCTCAAACAACTCGCCCGCATGGGTCACACTCGATGAACCGCAGACAACGCAAAAAAGCCCAGATGGCCGCGCAGCACGTCGCGCCCATCGCGCCGGCGAAGTCTGCGGCAATGAAGGTGACGTTTGATGCATTGCTGGCGATGCGCGCTAAGCCGGCGACGAAGGTCAACAAAGAGCAATTGTTTCGCCCCTACGAGCCGCTCAAGGGCGTTCTGCCCCCTGAGCGGACTGGCGCCAAGATCGCGATGGACGCGGGCTACAGCGAAAGCTCCGCCCTCAGTTTCGGTCTGTTGGACAACATCAATACGGCATTCGAGCAGGGCTATGCTTTCCCCGGCTTCGTTGCGCTTGCCAACTGGGCGCAGATACCCGAGTTCCGTAAGCCCGCTGAGGTCTACGCGCGGGAAATGACCCGCAAGTGGGTCAAGATCAAGGCGTCGGGCGAAGTAGACAAGTCGGACAAGATCAAGAAGATCGAAGCCGAATTCAAGCGCCTGAATGTGCAGGCCAAGTTCCGCGAAGCGATTGAGCAGGATGGATTCTTCGGTCGCTCGCAGATCTTCATCGACGTCGGTATGGTCTCGGACCAGATCGACACAGCCGAGTTGAAGACGGAACTGGTCGAGTCACCAGCCAAGATTGGACTAGGCTCAATCAAGCGCCTGACGGTCATCGATCCGAACTGGTCATACCCGAACCGGTACAACGCCAACGACCCGCTGGATACGACGTTCTACAAGCCGACGAGTTGGTTCGTCATGGGCAAGGAGATTCACTCCAGCCGCCTGTTGACGGTCGTCACGCGGGAAGTGCCCGACATCCTCAAGCCGGCGTATGCGTTTGCGGGCCTGTCGCTGTCGCAGATGATCAAGCCGTACGTCGATAACTGGCTTCGTACGCGTCAGTCCGTATCTGATCTGATCCACGCCTTCACGGTGTGGACGCTCAAGACGGACATGTCGCAACTCACCAATGCAGAAGGTTTGTCTAACTTCTACAACCGGATGAGCCTGTTCAATTTGACCCGTGACAATCACGGCGTCAATGCGATCAGCAAGAGCGACGAAGAGTTCGACAACATCTCTGCCCCGCTGGGTAGTCTGGACAAGCTTCAGGCGCAAAGCCAGGAGCAGATGTGCGCGCCGACCGGGTTGCCTCTGGTCTATCTGACCGGCATTACGCCGAGCGGCCTGAACGCCACGTCAGACGGTGAGATTGAGGTCTTCCAAGACACACTATCGGCCAATCAGCAGATCTACACGCCGCACCTGTCGAAGATCCTGAACGTCGTTCAGCTATCGCTCTTCGGCGAAATCGATCCCGAGATTGGTTTCGAATGGGAGCCGATGCGCACGATGGATGAAGAGAAGCGCGCGAATATCCGGAAGGTCGAGGCCGATACGGATGCGGTTCTGATCGGCGCCGCAGTAATCGCGCCGGAAGAAAGCCGGAGTCGCGTGGCGGGTGAAGTTGATTCTCCCTATGCGGGGCTCGACCTGAGCCTGATGCCTGAGCCGCCGAATCCTGAGGTTGGCCTAGAGGTTCATGCCGAGAAGCTGACCGGCAATGAGCAGGAAGAAGGCGAGGAAGAGACGGTCTAGCCGTACTTGATCGCCCTGATTCGCCTGACCATTTCGGTTAGCTCCAACTCCATCGCATCGAAACGCGGCTTGCCGGCACTGTCTGTCAGGCCGCTTTTCAGCTTGAACATGTCCAGCTCGGTATCAAGCAGATCAGACAGGTTAAAGCGCGCCGAGTATTCGTCGTTCTCGCCGACATAGACCACGACGCGCTGCGGCTCTTCGTGGTCGTAGCCGACATAGTCGACCGCAATTCCTTCTTTCATTCTGGCTCCTGATGGCAAAGCTCGTTTCTCCGACCGGCAAGGATGTTGTCCTGCGGCCGGTGCGGGCAAACGCTGGTATTGAGGCGTCGTATAACCGCGCGCTACAGAAATGGGTGGACGCGCTTCACAAGTCGCTCAGCTACTGGATCACCGCTCAATACCGGGCAAACCCACCGCCTAGCCTAGCACAGGACGCCGGATTCGAGTCTTTCCGCGACGGCAGCCCCGCTAACGCCATGCGCCGGGCGATCCACCGTATGTCGCGGCGCTGGATGAAGGCGTTCGACAAGGGCGCCGACGAACTCGCCCAGTATTTTGTCGACCGGGCGGCCGGAGCAACGGACGTTCAGTTGGAGTCAATCCTTAAGAGCGCCGGATTCACAGTCAAGTTCAAGACAACGGCTGACGTCAACAATGCCATGCAGGCCGCAGTGGGCGAGAACGTCGGGCTGATCAAGAGCATCGCTCAGCAGCATCTGAGCGACGTCGAAGGTCTCGTCATGCGGTCAATGACCCAAGGCCGCAACCTCGGTGATCTGACCGAAGAACTGACCAAGCGATATGGCGTCACGAAACGCCGGGCCGCTTTTATCGCGCGCGACCAAGCCAACAAGATGACCGCGGTAATCAACCGCACGCGTCAGGCCGAACTCGGCATCACGCAGGCGCATTGGCGCCACTCGCATGGCGGTAAGCATCCGCGCCAGTCCCATGTTGCAGCCAGTCAGGCAGACGGCGGCAAGGGAAAGATTTACGACATCGCGAAGGGATGTTTGATCGACGGCGAATACATCTGGCCGGGCGAACTGCCGAACTGCAGATGCACAGCGCAAAGCATCATCCCCGGACTGGACAACTGATATGGCAATCCTCAACTGGTTCAAACAGAAGCCCAAAGATCCGGCGGTGGATGAATGGGATCGGGATGCCGCTCGTTGGCGTGATGAACATAAGTGGCGCCGGGGGTTTCCTCCGATTGAGGATGTGATCCGCATCAATGCCGAAGCAGGGTTTCCATTTCACCCGTATCACCCCATTCATGAGCTTGTGAAATGACTATCCCATCTTTCGCACCGACTGACGCCGTCGAACTACAGGCGACCAATGTGTCGTCATCCGTCGAACTGCCGACGACCGGTTCGCCTACAGTCGCAATCGTGACCAATCTCGGTCAGCGTGTCGTATTCGTGGCGATGGGCGATGACGCGGTGGAAGCCGTCCAATACGAAGCGATGGCGGTCCTCCCCGGATCGCCCGTCGCCTTGACGATAGGCGTCAACACCAACCTCGCAGCGATCACGTTATCCGGTGTTGTGGGTCTGAATATCGCAGTGGGCACTTGATATGGAGTGCGTGATTCGAGTCAACGTGAAATTCGCGCGCTGGGCAATGCCCGCAGCGAAAATCTGCGCTTTCGCAATCTTCCCGTTCGTGGGCGCCGATCGAGCCGCCCTCATCGCATCGCGCGTCGCCATGCGTGGCGTACGCATTACCTGCACATAGCCATGCCGACCGTATCCGAAAAGCAGAAGCGCGCGATGTACGCCGCGGCTGAGGGGAAAAGCAATCTCGGCATCCCCAAGAGTGTCGGAAAGGAGTTTGTCGCGAAGGACGAAAAGATTCGCGGCGCTGGCATCTGTATGGTGACGCCTGATGGCGAAGCCCTGTTCCTTCTGCGTAGCCCGACGTCGAATCATCCGAACGAATGGGATTTCCCCGGCGGCAAAGCAGACGATAACGAAACGCCCGAGCAAACGGCGATCCGCGAGACTCGTGAAGAGATCGGCGGCCTCCCCTATGGCGAACTTCGCCTCATGACGAGCGTCGAGGATCTGGAGGGCGTCGACTTCATCACGTTCCGCATGGACATCATGCGCAAGTTCACGCCCAAGCTGCAACGCGAGGAACACACCGCGTTCAAGTGGGCGAAGCTCGACGAGCCGCCGCAGCCCCTTCACCCTGGCGTCAAGGGCACCGTCGAGGTTGCTCTGGGCACTCAGACAGCCGACGACGACAAGCCAGCAATGGACCGCCTCGCCTTCGACAAGGCCAGCGTGCGCATGACGGACCAGGACGGCCGCATGCACGTCGAGCTGACGCACATTAGCAAGGCAAACGTCTGCCCGTACCGCGGCAATGAAATCCCCGACTGGGACAAGTTGGGCCTCGAGCCCGAGCGCATCTACATGCTGCTCCGCGATCCGGACGAACTCGCTAAGGCTGCGTCGACCGCGAACAACATCCCGGTTCTGAGCGAACACGTTCCGGTCAATTCCTCGGACCACCGCCCCGATCTGATTGTCGGGTCGACTGGCACAGACGCCGCGTTCAACGCGCCCTATCTCGACAACTCGCTTGTCATCTGGACCGATAGGGCTATCCGGGGAATCGAGACCGGAGCGCAGCAGGAAATCTCCAGCGCCTACTACTACGACCCGGACATGACGCCGGGAACGTATGAGGGCGTCCCTTATGACGGGGTCATACGCAATCTCAGATTCAACCACGTAGCACTCGTAGAAAAGGGCCGAGCAGGCCCTGACGTCCTTGTAGCAGATTCTATTAACCCTATGGGAGCACTAACAGTGAGCAAGTCCCTGAGTAAGAAAGCTGTAATGGCTAAGGGGGCGTTGCTCGCCGTCCTGAAGCCGAAGATGGCCGCTGATGCCGCAATCGATCTGAACTCGATTCTGGCGGGCGTGAAAAAAAGCAACTGGCTGGTGAAGAAGCCTGGCATCGTTGCTGCGATCAAGTCCCATCTGGCGCAGGACACCGATCTGGCAGATGTCGTCGAGTTGCTCGACAAGCTGGATGGTGAACAGCCGGATAACGACGATGTCGCCGAAGACAACGTCGATCCGAAGTGCGCCGAAATCCTCGACATGCTTCGCGGCAAGATCAGCGACGAAGACCTCGCACAGATCGAAGCCAAATTGAGCGCGCCGGCTGCCGGTCAGGCGGTCGACGAACCGACGCCGGCAGAACCTGCCGATCCCGCCGCAATGGATGAACCGCCGCAAACGCCGGGTGGCGCAAACGCAACCCCGCGCGATGACACGAACAAGGAGCCGCTTCCGATGAGCAAGGCAGCAATGGACAAGGCGATCAAACTCGCCTGCGACGCAGCAGCGCGCGATGCAGAACAGAAGACGATCGCCCGCCTGCGCGGCATCGCTGAAGCCGAAGAAATCGCCAAGCCGTATGTCGGCAAGCTGACCGCCATGGACAGCGCCGAGGCCATCTACAAGGCAGCCCTCGACGTGCTCAAGATCGACGTCGCTGGCGTCCACCCGAGCGCATACAAGGCTGTGCTGGTTGCCCAGCCGAAGCCGGGTGATGCTCCGCCGAAGGCGCGCATCGCATCGGACAGCCAGCTACCGGGCGATTTTTCGGACGCCTTCCCGAACGCGCATCGCCTCGGCCGCTAATCAACAGGACACAGGAGTAGAACATGGGATTCCCCCGTCAAGTCAATGTGCAGGCGGCACCCGCAGTACTGGGTGACTTCTGCGATAACAACCCGCGCGCGACCGTCAATGCCGGTCAAGGCGCACTCGTCGCCGGTCCCGGTGGCGTCACTGTTGGCCGTTTCGCCTGGGTCAACCCGGAAGACGGCCGCACCGTGAACAACTACGGCGCTGGCGCACCTTCGGGCTTCGTGCTGCGTGACCAGCAAGCCATCATCACCGACTACCTCGCCGAGCGCACGCTCACCATTTACCAGGGCGCGCCGATCACGCTGTTCAGCGCGGGCGGCTTCTGGGTTGTGAACGCCGGATCGAGCACGACCGCGGTCGGCCAGGCTGCTTATGCGCAGAACTCCACCGGTGCAGTTCAGTTCGGCTCGAACTTCACTGGCGCAACCGTGACTGGCTCGATCGCTGCTAACGTGGTGACGGGATCGATCGCCGGCACGACGCTGACGGTTACCGCGGTCACGACCGGGGTTCTGACGAACGGCCAGACGATCAGCGGCACGAACGTCACCGCTGGCACGCAGATTCTCAGCCAGCTCACTGGCACGGCCGGCGGCATCGGCACCTATCAGGTCAGCGCCGCACAGACGGTCGCCAGCACGGCAATTACCGGCTCTGGCGGCACGCTCACGGTGACGGCTGTCGGCTCGGGCGCCCTGGCACTCGGCGATGCCTTGAGCGGTAGTGGCATTACCGCTGGCACCGCTATCACGGATTTCCTGACGGGCACTGGTGGCAACGGGACGTACGCCGTGAACATCGGTCAGACCTTCGCATCCGGAACGATCACGGTCGCGGCCGGCACCCAGACGAAATGGGTCGCCGCTTCCGTCGCCGCACCGGGCGAACTGGTCAAGATGACCACCTGGGTTCTCGGCTAACGCCACAGTCCACCATCAACGCATCAAGCCGCCTAAGGGCGGCTTTTTTATTGCCCAAAGGATTAAATCATGCCCAAACTGGCATATGACATGTCGCCCGCCGACCAGCGGGCAGCGATTGACTATCACCGCACGCGCTGGGGTATCGACTTTCCGGGAACGCAGGCATTCTGCCGCCCGGAGTGGAAAGAAAACCTCAATCTCGCGATGGATGCCCAGCCGGCACTCGTTACGGCTCCGAACTCCGGCGTCCCGGCATACCTGACCTTCTTCATGGACCCGGACATTCTCCGAGTCCTGACGGCGGCCAACGAAGGCGCCGACATCTTCGGCGAGAAGCAGAAAGGCGAATGGACCAGCACGACGCTGATCTTCCCGGTTGTGGAACGTACCTACGAAGTTTCCTCGTATGGTGATCACAACAACAACGGTCGCGCCGGAATCAACACGAACTTTCCGGAACGCCAGCCGTATCTGTATCAGACCATCGTCGAGTACGGTGATCTTGAGATCGACCGCGTCGGCCTCGCGAAGATCGGATTCGTCGCCGAGCAGAAAGAAGCTGCGATCGACGGCCTGAACAAGTTCCAGAACCTGACGTACTTCAAGGGCGTCGACGGTCTCCAGAACTACGGGGCGCTGAATGATCCGTCGCTCTACCCGGCAATTGCCCCGGCACCGAAGGCTAATGGTGGCGTGGCGTGGCTGAATGGTACCGCGATCAATGCCACGGCGAACGAGATTTTCGAGGACATTCAAGGTCTCGTGATCCAGCTCATCAACCAGTCGTCGGGTCGCATCAACACCAAGTCGCGCTTCGTGCTGGCAATGTCGCCGAGCCGCGAAGGTGCGATGACCGCAACGAACACGTTCAACGTGAACGTGGCGGCGCTGTTGAAGAACAACTTCCCGAACCTGGAAGTCAAGACCGCTGTGCAATACGGCGCGCTGACCGCACAGAACCCGCAAGGTTCGGCGATCGGTGAGATCGTGCAACTCTGGTGCCCGGACGCAACCGGTCAGGACTCCGGTTATTGCAGCTTCAACGCGAAGCTGTGGGCAGGTCCGGTCGTTCGCGAACTGTCGGCATACAAGCAGAAGATGGCGCAAGGCTCGGCGGGTTTCATTCTTCGCCAGCCGTTTGCCATGGCGCAGATGGTCGGCGTGTGAGCGAGTTTCACCAGAAGTAATAAGCCGCCTCCGGGCGGCTTTTCTTTTGCAGCAAAGCGTGCCGCCTAGGGTCATTCCCGAAAGCGCCCTGACCGCAGCGTTGGCGGCACGCCCCTCTCTCTTCGCGGTTTTCCTTTTTTACAGGCGGTCAATATGGCTGGCGATACGCTTTCAATCAAGAAGCACAACGAATCCCCGTCGAATGCAACGGTCACGGTGGCAAGCAAGATGCCGTTCGACTTTGTGCTGAAGCTCTACGACTTTCGTGAACGCAATGAGCCGGTCATGGGTGGCGGCGCTCGCACGTACAAGATCGCGGAGCCGCGCCGCGGTGCGAAGACGTTCGTCGTGCAGGGCAATTCTTTTCCGCAGAACAAGGGTCCGCATCAGCAACTCACGTTCGGCTATGCGATCACGCATGGCATCCCGAAAGCGTTCTGGGACGAATGGGTCGAGCAGCACAAAGAGGCGGAATACATCGTGAACGGCATGCTGTTCGCACACGCGGACAATGCGAGCACGATGGCAGAAGCCCGCGAAAAAGAAACCGAAAAGTCCGGCTTGGAGCGTCTCGATCCGAGCAAGCTCCCGAAGGGTCTTGAAACGTCTGACGGCTTCCGGCGGGCATCGTAATGAACGGCGTCGTAAGTTTCGATTACTCGGCATGGGCTTTGCGGTATCCGGAACTTGCGACGTCTGTTCCTCAACCGCTCGCCCAGCAGTATTTCTGGGAAGCGCAACTTTACTGCGACAACTCGCCCGGCAGCATCATTCAGGATCTGTGCCTGAGGGCGGTGTTGCTCAACATGGTGACGGCGCACATTGCCGCCCTGAATGCTCCGCTGAACGGCGAAGCATCGTCTCCCTTGGTCGGGCGCATAAGTAATGCGACTGAGGGCAGCGTCTCAGTGGGGACGCAACTGGACATGCCAGCAGGATCGGCGCAGTGGTACAGCCAGACGAAATATGGCCTCGCATTCTGGCAGGCTACCGTCCAGTTCCGCTCCATGCGCTATGTTCCCGGGCCAACGCCGATCGCTAATCCGTGGGAACGCGGACCCTGGAGGCGGTGATGGGCAACGCATTCACCGGCGGCGCCGCACTCGAAGCCAAGCTTCGCGAGATCGCGGCCAAGGTCGGCAAGCCCAACACGGTTCGCGTCGGCTTCCTCGAAGACGCGACGTATCCAGACGGTACGCCTGTCGCGCTGATCGCGGCCACAAACGAGTACGGCGGTACGGTCACCGTGCCGGCGCATGACGTCACCATCAACCGCAGCATCAAGAGCGACGGCACATTCAATAAGAATGGCCAGTTCGTGAAAGCCGACAAGGCGAATTTCTCGACGACGCATCATGTAGAAGAGCACACAGTAACAATCCCGTCGCGTCCGTTCTTCCGCGACATGATCCAGAAGCGCAAGGGCGAATGGCCGGAACAACTCGGCAAGATCATCAAGGCAGCGGATTATGACGAAGACTTGGCACTAGGTCGCATGGGCAAGCTCGTATCTGAGCAGCTTCAGGAATCGATCCGGGAGTTCTCGAGCCCCGGCAATGCGAAATCGACGATCGCCAAGAAGGGCAAAGACAATCCGCTGATCGACTCCGGCCACATGCTGAACAGTGTCGATTCGGAAGTGCAGGAAGGAGACGGATCGTGAACCTTCACAACGTTGTCGCTGGCGCGATCGGCACGATCAACCCCTTCCGCCCCGCCACAATCCGCTACAGCAGCGGCTACACGACCGGGCCTGATGGTTCGCAAACCCCGGCCTACGTCGATGTCGACGGCGTCATGGTTCAGGTGCAGGCGCTGACCGCGGGCGATCTCCGGCATCTCGAAGGATTGAACGTCCAGGGTGTGCAACGCGCGTTTTACCTGAACGGCAACTCGCAAGGCGTGGTACGCCCCCTCGGCCAAGGCGGTGACCTGTTCATGTTCGGCGGCGGCGTGCCCCTCTCTCTGGCGAACACCACCTGGCTTGTGAAAGCCGTAATCGAAACCTGGGATACCGGCTGGTGCAAGGTCGGTGTCTCGCTCCAGATGAACACTTGATGCCCGCTACCGTCTCCATCACAGAAACGCAGGTGCTGACGGTATTGCGCTCGTTCATTCTGTCGCTGGTCAGCCTTGACGGCGACCATGTTATCCGCGGGCTTCAGAATCGCGTCGCGATGCCAGCTGGCGATTTCATCGAAATCACTGCGTCTCTGAGCAGCCCACTCTCGACGAACGTGCAGACCTACGCACCGGATAACAGCGGCTCCCTGAACAAGCGATCGACGCAACTATCCGTTCAGATCGACTGCTACGGCGTGTCCGCGATGGACAACGCCAACATGCTTTCGATGATGTTGCGCAGCGACTATGCGTGTCAGAAGTTTGCCGAGTCCGGGCTGGATATGCAGCCGCTATATGCCAACGACGCGCATCAGATGCCGTTCGTCACAGGCGAAGAGCAGTACATGGAGCGGTGGGTATTCGATGCAGTGCTTCAGTTCAATCCGGTCGTCACCGTACCTCAGGACTTTGCGGACTCGCTCGAGGTCGGCTTGATCGATGTCGATGTCGTGTACCCGCCTTAATTCTCGCCCCGCCCACTACCCCGAACCCCGCCAAGTGCGGGGTTTTTGCATTTGAGCGCCGGAAACGGCCAACCTGGAGTTTTACATGAGCATTCCTGCCTCGGACATTGTTAATGTTCAGCCGGGCGTCGTTGGCGCGGGCGGATCGGCATTTGACCTGAACGGCCTGATCCTGACGGCCGATACTTCTGTGCCGATCGGCACAGTCATGTCTTTCGCGAACGGCGATGATGTTGACGCGTTCTTCGGCGCGACCGCCCCCGAGGCAATCTATGCAGGGAACTACTTCCTGTCATACGTGAATGCCACGAAGACGCCGGGCGCCATTCTCTTCGCTCAGTATCCGACGACGTCAGTAGCTGCCTATGTGCGCGGCGCATCCGTTGCCGGCCTGACGCTGACCCAGTTGCAAGCGCTATCGGGCACGCTGATCGTGACCATTGACGGCGTTCTCAAGACCTCGTCGGCCATCAATCTGTCCGCAGCGACCAGTTTTTCCAATGCCGCCACGATTATCGCTGCCGGCTTTACTTCGCTAGGCGGCACGGTCAGCTACGACAGCCAGCGCGCGGCATTCAAGATCACTTCCGCTACGACCGGCGCTTCGTCGACCATCAGCTTCGTGTCTGGCACGCTGGCGGCTGGCCTGAACCTGACGTCGGCAACCGGCGCCGTCACCTCGCAAGGTGCTGTCGCAGGTGTTCCGGCAACGAACATGCAAGGCATCGTCCAGGTCTCCCAGAACTGGGCGGCGTTCATGACCGTGTTCGAGCCGGTCACCGCCGACAAGGTTGCTTTCGCGGCATGGACGAACTCCAAGAACAATCGCTATGCGTACGTCGCATGGGACACGGACGCACAGGCAACGGTCCAGAACAGCACGACGTGCTTCGGGGCACTCGTCAAGGCAGCTGGTTACTCCGGAATCATGTCGATCTACAAAGATCCTCAGGTTGCCGCGTTCGTGCTCGGCATCGCCGCATCGCTCGACTTTGCGCGCACCAACGGTCGCACTACCTTCATGTTCCGTTCGCAGAGCGGGCTGACGGCGACTGTGACCGACGAAACGACCGGCGACACACTCACCGCTAACGGGTATTCGTTCTATGGCGCATGGGCGTCGCGGAACAACGGCTGGACGTTCCTCGCGAATGGCCAGATCAGCGGCCCGTTCCTGTGGGCTGATGCCTACTTCAACCAGATGTGGCTGAACGATTCGCTTCAGGTCGCCGGCATGGATCTGCTGACGCAAGTCGATTCGGTTCCGTACAACCCGGCTGGCGATGCGCTTGTCGAGCAAGCATATATGGACGCCATCAATGCCGCATTGAACTTTGGGGCCATTCGGACCGGCGTTACGTTATCTGCGCTGCAGTCGGCAGAAATTAATAACGCGGCCGGAATTACGATAGCTCCGACAATTTCCACGCGGGGCTGGTATTTCCAACGCGGGCCAGCAACCGCGGCAATACGTGTGGCTAGAGGGCCGACTGCGGATACCTTGTGGTTCGCCGACGGAGGCGCCGTGCAAAGCCTGTCTTTGGCGAGTCTCGACGTGCAATAACCAGCTTAACTGCTGTAAAATGAAAAAGTGCGGGATAGGAGGCATCCGACAAGCCAGTTCCCTAGCTGGCTTCCCGCACCATTCACTAGGGTTTGCTTAGGGGCAAACGATGGAATCAAAAAACTGCACGAAGTGCGGAGAAGTTAAGCACATTCTCGAATTTCGACCGATCAAGACGAAGGCTGGAACAAGATCCGAATGCATACTTTGTGAGCGCGCCAGCAACCGCGCATACCATCACAAGAACGCTGATCGGCGCAACTCAGAAAGTCGGCAGTATTATGCGGATCATCAAGAGTCTCTGCGGAAAAGAGCGGCGGACTGGCGCACCAATAATGTCGACCAAGTACGGATCTGGAGCGCCCAAGCATATGCATCAGATCCCAATGGGGCGCGCGCGAGGAACATAGCCTGGAAGGCAGCTAACAAGCACAGAGTTATCGCTGCCATTGCGCGCCGCACTGCATCAAAATTGCTAGCCACGCCGAAGTGGGCAAGTAATAGCAAAATCGAAGAATTCTATTTCGCCGCTCAATTTTTGAGTATGGTCACCGGCGAGTGGTATCACGTGGATCATATTGTTCCGCTACAAAGCAAGCGTGTATGTGGCCTGCATTGTGAGGCGAATTTGCAGGTATTGCGTGGTTCCGAGAACCGGTCCAAATCTAATAGCTATTGGCCCGACATGCCGTAACAGGTAGTCAGACACAACATCATCTAGACCCGCTCAGCGCAAGCTCAGCGGGTTTTTCTTTTGGAGCTTGAATTGGCTACCTTAACAAACGCAAACTCGGTCTTAATGTTATCGGTCGGTGGCATTTTCCCGGTGCCACAGCAACTTCAGGGGTACAGCGTCGACGACATGTTCTCGTCTGCAGACGTGACCTCCGCTGAAGCCGTGATGGGCGTGGACGGCAAACTGTCGGGTGGCTACACGCCGTACCCTACGATTATCGAAATTACTTTGCAGGCCGATTCCGCGTCCGCGTTCATTTTCGATACGTGGGGTACCGCAGAAGATACGGCGCGTGAAATCTTCATTGCTCAACTGACGATCCTGCTGCCCGGCACCGGACAAAAGTTCGCCTGCACCAAAGGCATCATGACCAGCAAAAGCAAGATGCCCACCGGCAAGAAAATCCTTCAGCCGCGTAAATGGGCAATCACCTTCGAATCTGTCAGCCCGGCTCCGTTCTGATATGGCACGTAAAACTGCAATCATTACGATCGACGCGAAAGGTCGGGACAAAGGGAAATCTTTCGTCTTGACCGAACTGCCCACGGCCGAATCCGAAGAGTGGGCCGGCCGCGCCCTCTTCGCCCTGATGAACGCCGGCGTCGAGATCCCCGACAACATCGCTGAGGCCGGTCTCGCCGGTCTCGCGGCGATGGGTATCAAGGCAATCACGAAACTTCCGTTCGACGCCGCGAAGCCGCTTCTGGACAAGATGATGGAGTGCGTCCAGATCCAGCCGAGTCCCGGCGTCGTTCGGTCGTTGATCCCAGATGACATCGAAGAAGTTGCAACGATGCTCACGCTGCGCAAGGCGATCTGGAATCTGCATACGGATTTTTTTACCGTAGGCGCGTAATCGATACGGGGCCACCCGGTATTCCGAATTCGCGCCTCATTGAGTACGCAAACCTGCCGCGTTCGATTGGCACCATCGTTTCGCGACGCATGGCGACTCTGCACGAGTTGCAGTCTGTCTACGGCGCCGAAGACCTCTACAACTTGTTGGAGGTTCTAGTGATCGACAACTACAACGAACGCGTGCTTTCAAAGCAAGGTAAATAATCATGGCCACCGTTATCGATTCGCTGGTCGTGACACTCGGTCTTGACCCGAAGGCATTCAAAACCGGTTCAGCGCAGGCCCGCACGGATCTCAAGGCGACGTCCGACGAAGCACAGAAGCGCGCGAGAGAGATGGAGGCATCCGGCAAGGTCGCAGCGCAATACTTCTCCAAGATCCGCAACGAGGCGCTTGCCCTGATCGGCGTGTTCACTGCCGGCGTCGGCATCAAGAACTTCGTTGAGAATACGATCGTCGGCGCGGCCAGCCTCGGGCGCCTGTCCCAGAACCTAGGGATAAGCACAGAGCGCCTGTCCGCGTGGCAGCGCGTGGCCGAAGATGCGGGCGGCACGGCCGAGGGCATGACCGCCCAGTTGAAGGAATCGCAGAAGACCATCGCGCAGTTCAAGGTGGGGCAATCAAGCGAGTCGCTTCAATGGTTCTGGCGGATGGGTGGTAACAAAGAAGATTTGAAGGATGGAAATTCCTATCTTCTGGCCCGCGCTGACATCATTTCCAAGATCTACAAGACCGATCCGGGCCGCGCGCAACTCGTCGCGTCACAGATGGGTATCAGCGATGACCAGTTCAATCTGCTGAAGCAAGGCCGTTCTGCTGTATTGGATCAGGTCGCGGCGATGGAGAAGTTGTCCGCGATCTCTGCGGAGGATGCCCGTCAGGCTGATGAACTGCGCAAGAAGTGGCTCGGCGTTGAGCGCACCTTTACCCTCGTCGGGATCAAGGTCGTTGAAGCGCTGATGCCTGCGTTCGATACGCTGATCGGCTACATCAAGCAACTTGGCGACTGGGTCGTCTCGCATAAGGACGACATCACCAACTGGGTGAATGGCGCGGTCAAGTCGATCCAGGACTTTGCCAAGATCGCCAATGATGCTGCTGAAGCCGTAGGTGGCTGGAAAAACGTTCTGATCGGGCTGGCTGCGATCAAAGTCCTTGGCATGGTGTCGCCGCTTCTTAGCCTCGCCGGCGCTCTTGGCTCAGTTGGTTCCGCTCTTGGCGTCATTGGAGGCGGCATCGGTGCTACCGCTCTTGCTGTGCTCGGCGGTATCGGTGCGATGGTCTATAGCAAAGGCCTCAACACTGGCGAAGACGACTACCTAAAGGCGCACCAAGGTTCAACGTGGGACGGCGATCCGGTCGGAAAGGCTCGGCAAGGCGCAAATTCTGGATCACTCTCCGATCGCCAGAAGTACCTGGCTGGCCGACTCAAGGGAGCGGGTTATAGCGATGCCCAAGTCGCGGGGATCATCGGCAGCCTCATGCAGGAAAGCGGACTTGATCCGAACGCCGTCAACACGACATCGGGCGCAACTGGCATCGCACAATGGCTCGGTCCTCGGGCTAAGGCATTCAAGCAGCAGTTTGGCCACTCGCTGAAGGAATCGACGTTCGGTGAGCAGACGGACTTCATGCTTCAGGAGCTGAAGACGACAGAGAAGCTGGCTGATAGCCGCATTCGCCTTGCGAAGACCGCCGCACAAGCTGCGGAGATTCACGCGCGCGAGTTTGAGCGGCCTGGCGCTGCGGAGGCAAACATCGCCCGGCGACAAGGGTATGCGAACAGCGTGTATGCGTCGCTCGGTCAGGCTAATGCCGCTGCGGTCGCCTCTCTGCCCGTTGGCTCAAGCGTATCTGCGCCGCCGGTCGCATCGACGTCGAACACCAGCAGCAGCGAAGTCAACATCAACGGTCCGATCAACGTCCATACGCAGGCTACCGATGCTGCTGGCGTGGCCCGTGGTCTGGGTTCGGAAATCAGCAAGTACCACTTCGTCGCGCAAGCCAACACTGGACTGACCTAACGTGCCATTTATCCAATTTCCGAATGTTCCGGCTGTTCCGGGAGTGCCGGCGCTGTTGCGAAGCGTGACAGTGCCGACCCCGGAGGCGTTGGAAGTCGGAGCATTGGGGGCGCTTGCCTCGCTGCTCGGATTCTCGGCGCCCGTCTGGGGGATCTTCGACCTGAATGGCAATCAGGTGCTTCAGCCGGATTCGTTCCTCGCACTGGACTACAAGAACAACTCCCGCGTTTCTGACTACCCGCAGGAACAGGGCGCGTTCGCAAGCTACAACAAGGTCGCGACTCCGTACGATGTACGGGTTCGCATGGCTATCGGCTCTGACCTGGCGAGCCGTACCGCGTTCATCGCCCAATGCGATGCGATGCTTTCCTCGATTGATACGTTCAACGTCGTCACGCCTGAAAAGACCTACGTCAACGCGACCGTCGAGAACGTTGATTATCGCCGCGAGACGAAGAATGGCGCGACGATGATCACTGTTGACATGTGGTTTCTTGAGGTCCGCGAGAACGCTACCGCTCAGTTCAGCGCGAGCGCGTCAAGCTCGCCTCTTGCTGCAAGTCAGGTGCAATCTCCGAGCGCTGCGGACTCCATCAGCAACGGCCAGATTCAGGCGGTCACGCCGGTCCAAACCCCAGCCGTCTTGTCCGGCCCTCTTGGTCAATTCGCGTAATGTTGACGATCCCACTGCAGGCCACTCCGAGCCAGTCACTGAGCGTTCTGCTGGCCGGCCAGAATTGCCAGATCAACGTCTATCAGAAATCGACGGGGATGTATCTGGACCTGTACGTCAGCAACTCTCCGATCATCACCGCAACGATCTGCCTCGATCGCGTTCGCATGGTGCGCGAGACGTACCTAGGGTTTATCGGCGATCTCTCGTTCACCGACACGCAAGGCACAAGCGATCCGGTCTATACGGGTCTCGGGTCGCGGTTCGTTTTGCTCTATCTGGAAGCAAGTGATCTATGACCTTCGTAAAGCGCCGGATCGATGTGACCATCAGTCTCGCAGAAGGCCAATTCGGAGAAACACAGGGGCCAGATGTCACACTCAGCGGATTAAGAGCGAAGGCGTCCATTGTCACGTACAACGGCGATGCGCAAGGCCAGATGCAGTTGCGAGTCAACGGACTGCCGCTGAGCATGATCAACCAGCTCACAACGGTTGGCCCGATCATGCAGCAACGTCGCGACAACCGGATTCTTGTGGCGGCCGGCAACGATGGTGGCGCGATGTCCACCGTCTATCAGGGAACCTTTGCTTCTGCATTCGGTGAGTTCCAGAGCGCGCCCGACGTTGCATTTAACATCACGGCACTGTCTGCCTCACTTCAAGCGGTAAAGCCAGTCAATGCCATCAGTTTCCGCGGCCCGACTGATGCGGCTACGGTTATCCAGGGCATAGCCCAGACGATGGGCTTTGCGTTCGAGAACAACGGGGTAACGGCGCAACTTTCCAGCCCGTACTTCAGTGGAACCGCGTACGAGCAGCTCAAGTCTTGCGCTCGAGCGGCGAACATCTACTTCACTGTAGACCGCGGAACAGTAGCCATATGGCCAAAGACGGCAGCGCGTACGGGCGATCCAATCCCGATCTCCCCAGCGACCGGAATGGTCGGGTATCCAGTTTTCTCGGGCAATGGCATCGGCCTGACGACCGAATTCAATCCCGATCTGAAGTTGGGCGGTCAGGTGAATGTCAATAGCTCGATCACCGTCGCAAACGGAATCTGGAACGTTTTCAGCATCGTCCATGAGTTGGAAAGCGAGATGCCTGGCGGAGCCTGGTTCTCGCATATCGGCTGCTACAAGCTCGGCATATGAACAATTTCGGATACACCGGAACGCAGGAGCCAGCATCGGGCGCCGGAGACTTCGGCGCCCTTTCCTTTCTGGTCAATCAGATTCTCGCGCGCATCAGCACGATCACGCTGGTCAAGATCGTCTCTGTCACGAACAACGGCGGCGTCTCGCCAGTCGGCTTTGTCGATGTTCAGCCGCTGGTGAATCAGGTGGACGGCGCGGGGAATGCTACGCCTCACGGCATCGTCTACGGCCTGCCCTACTTCCGGCTCCAGGGCGGCACGAACGCGATCATTCTCGACCCGCAGGTTGGCGACATCGGCATGTGTGGATTCGCAAGCCGCGACATCTCATCGGTAAAGGCGTCGAAGGCGCAGGCTAATCCCGGTTCTGGCCGGGTGTTTGATATGGCTGATGGCCTCTACTTTGGCGGATTCCTAAACGGTACGCCGACGCAGTACGTCCAGTTCAGCGCATCCGGCATCAACGTCGTCTCACCGACCAAGGTCACGATCACGGCGCCGAATATCGAGTGCGACGCATCAACTGCGTTTGCAGTGAACTCTCCGATTATTACTCTGAATGGTGCGCTCAATCAGGGCACAGGTTCGAATGCAGGCAATGCCACGATGGGCGGAACGCTAACGGTGACAACCGACGTCATCGGTGGCGGCAAGAGCCTCAAGACGCACACGCACACGGCGCAAGGCGCTACCGCAGTCACGACTCCGCCGAACTGATGAACACACTTCTTTTGGATAGAACGGTCTGGGATCTGGTCCTGAACGCAAGTGGTGATATCGCGCTCGCCTCCGATCCGTACAGCATTGCGCAGGACGTCGCCTCCGCAGTAAAGCTCTTCAAATCGGAGTTGTGGTTCGACACAACCAAGGGCGTGCCGTACTGGCAGGAGATATTGGGTCAGTGGCCGCCGCTTCCTGTTGTCCGGGCTGCGATCGAAGCAGCCGCGCTCACCGTGCCCGAAGTCGCTACGGCGCAATGCACCCTCGCCTCATTCGCTGATCGCCAGATTACTGGCCAGGTCATCGTCACCACCTCCAGCGGTACGACGCAAACCGTCTCCTTCTAGGGCTTCACATGGCAACAAACGTACCGGGCATCCAGTTCACGGATGCGGGGCTAGTGCTGCCTTCCGAATCCGCAATCCTAGCTGGCGTCCAGGCGGATATTGACGCGGCTTTCGGAGGAGGGGTCAATCCGGCACTGGAAACACCCCAAGGGCAGATTGCATCGAGCACTACCGCGATCATTGGCGACGTAAATAATCAGTTTGTCTACCTCGCCAATAGCGTGGATCCCGCGTTTGCATCCGGGAGATTTCAGGATGCGATCGGAGCGATTTATTTTCTGACCCGACTCCCGGCGCAACCGACGACGCTGCAAATCGAGTGCATCGGGCTGGTCAATGTCGTTATCACAGTTGGAGCGCAGATCCAGGATCTGAATGGAAATATTTATGCGTGCACGACGGCCGGAACGATTCCGCCGGGCGGTGCAATTACGCTTCCATTTGCGGCTCTCTCAACCGGCCCAATCGCTGTACCGTCTAGCAACGCCGTCGAAATATTTCAGGCCATTCCGGGGTGGGACACGGTCACGTGCACGTCCGGCATCATTGGTCGGACTGTCGAGGGCCGCGCAGCCTTCGAATTGCGACGACAGCAGAGTGTCGCACTGAATTCGGTAGGGATGCTGGATTCGATCCTCGGATCAGTGCTGAATGTGCCCGGCGTCGTTGATGCCTTTGTGCTAGATAACCCCACAGCAACTGCGCCGACAATTGGCGGTGTCACGCTCAATCCGAATAGCGTTTATGTTGCGGTTGCGGGTAGCTTTACGCCTTTAGACGTTGCTGAAGCGATCTGGATCAAAAAACCGCCGGGTTGTGCATATACGGGCAATACGTCGGTAACCGTGACCGATCCTAATCCGATTTATGCCACTCCGCCCAGCTATACGGTGTTGTTCGAAACGGCGGTCAATACGCCGATATTTTTTGCTATCACGATCAGGAATGGTACCTCTGTACCATCTACCGCATTAGCTCAGGTTCAGGCCGCTCTTGATTCTGCATTCTCAGGATCTGACGGCGGAGTCATTCCACGCATTGGCTCTGAGATCTTCGCAAGCCGCTTCTATTCCAACATTGCGCTACTTGGTGCGTGGGCGCAGATCATCTCGCTACAGATCGGGTGCATCAACGTCCCATCTGCGACGTTTTCTGGATCAATCACTGGTAACGCGCTCACAGTTTCTAGCGTGGCCTCGGGGTCGCTGGCAATCGGCCAATACATCTGCGATTCCTCCGGCGAAATCATATCGGGAACGCAGATCACGGCTGGCAGTGGAACCTCTTGGACCGTGAGTATTTCACAAACGGTGGCTAGTGAAACGATGTTTGGCGTCGTCCCTAACCAGAACGACGTAACGATGAACATCAATCAGGAGCCGACATTCGCCGCTGCAAATGTGATTCTGACGCTGAGTTGATATGGCTGATACATTCGACTACCGGAACACGATAATTAGCCAGTTCGCCAATAGCCCAACCATTCTCGGGCTTATTGGAAGCTTCGATTCGGCCGTCAACCCGCGTAAAAAAATCGACGCCTTTTACGCAGACGTCTGGAATGTACTGACAGCACAAGGATTTGGTCTGGATGTGTGGGGGCGAATTGTAGGTGTGTCGCGCGTCCTTCAGGTCTCATCCGGCGAATGGCTCGGTTTCGAAGAAGCCGGCAACGGATCCGTCGAAACACCTTTCAACGTGGCGCCCTTCTATAACGGCGCGTCCACAACGGGGAATTATGCGCTAACGGATGATGCGTATCGAACGCTCATCCTGGCCAAGGCTGCCGCCAACATCACCAATGGCTCGATTCCGGCGATCAACCAGATCCTGATGACGTTATTCGGGTCGTCTGGCGCGTGCTGGTGTACCGATGGTCAGAACATGACCATGACGTACACGTTCGAGTTTCAACTGAGCCCGGTTCAGTTTTCTATCGTCACACAATCGGGCGTACTTCCTAGGCCCGCGGGTGTTGCGCTCACCATCATCCAGATCGGGCTGGTGAACGATGGCGGTGTCGTCACCTTGGGGGCAGGAATTATAGGTTGGCCCACATCACCTGTCGGGCTTTCTGCTGGTGCGTTGTATAGCAATGGCGGCGTCGTTTGCGTGGCCGGAACGACGACTCCGAATCCTGCCGCGCCGGCCGTATATCTTGCGACAACCTCTGCGTCAGCACTGCTCGCTTTGGGTGGTGCAAATCTACCCATCAGCCTGTCCGGGCTCGCTAGTGGACAGCTTTGGAATAACGGCGGTGTCGTGTCCGTCGCTTGATCACGAGAATATATGCAATCCTCAAGTGTGCCTGGAAAGTTTTCGATTCCCTTCGCGAACTCAGCGGGGTCCGGCTTCGTCCGCGCGATCCCAACTGCCAGTCAAATCGGCATTACGGCGGGAGCGGCGAGTCTTACGGATGGCTTCCCCCCGGACTGCTTTACCGCTGTTGCCGCAGGAGGCGTTCCGCCCTTCGGTCAGGATTTCAACGGGATCTTGAAACAAGTGACGCAATGGAGCCAATGGCAGCAAGCCGGCGGCCCGATTGTTTGCGACTCGTCCTTCCAGAGCGCGATTGGCGGATACCCGCAAGGCGCTGTTATCCAACTTGGCGCGGGCGGTCCGGCCTTCATGTCGATGGTCGACAATAACACCGTCACGCCTGCAGTCGGCGCGGCCGGGTGGATGCCCATTCCGACGTTCGGCGGGAATGTCGCGACCGTCAATGCGACGCAGACGTTGACCTCAACGAATGCGGGCCTGGTTCTAGTCAATGCTACATCGGGCAACATCGCTATCACGCTGCCCGCAGTAGCCAGCGCTAATGGTGTGCCGCTGCCGTTCTATTTCGCTCGTACCGACAGCAGTGGGAATAGCGTTACGTTGGTTGCGGCAGGCAGCGATACGTTCTTTCCGGGAGGTACCGGGTCTACGTCGCTGCTGGCAGGAACAACGCTGCCCATATATGGGAATGGTGTATCGCAATGGGTATCGACAGGCATCTCCGCAGCGCAGCTTAATAATCGAAAACAAATCTTCACCTCGTCGGGGAGCTTCGTTGTCCCTGCTGGTGTAACGACGATGTATCTGTCCGGCTGTGCTGCGGGCGCAGGCGCAGGCGCAGGCGGCCCTGGATCCATTGGCGCAACAGGCGCATGGGCAGGCGGCGGTGGCGGCGGTGGCGCTGGACAACCGTTACAACGAGCTGCTTACCCCGTCACTCCGGGGAACACCATCACCGTCACGATCGGCGCAGCCGGCACGGGTGGTGTAGCGAGCGGCAGCAACCCCGGGAACAGCGGAACGTCGGGCGGTAACACTGTCATTAGCGGCGCCGGATTCAATGGCGGATCTTCCGTAACTCTGAGCGGGGGCACCGCAGGCGGTGGCGGCGCCGCCGCGACAACCAGTAATGCAGTAGGCGGTAGCGCAGGGGCTGGCTTCCCGGCTGGCGGATATGGAAACGATACTACTTCAGGCAATGCAAGCGGAAGCGGTGGCTCGGGTGCCAGCGGTCCGTTTGGGGGTGGGGGCGGCGCGGCACGAAGTGCCACGACAGGCGGCGTTGTTGGCGGCAATGCCGCCGGCTATGGTGCAGGCGGTGGCGGCGGATCTGGCGTCTATACCGCAGGCGGCGGCAACGGCGGTGCGGGTGGTAATGGCTCCCCTGGTTACATGGCCTTCGAATGGTGATTCATGAATACCTATGCAATCGTTTCGAATGGTGTTGTGGTCAATATCATCGTTTGGGATGGCGACAACAGCAACTGGCAACCTCCATCTGGTTCACAAGCTATTCCTGTTCCTGCCGACATTCAGATGGGAATGGGTTCTACTTATAGCGACGGAGTCTTCTCCGCCGCTCCAGCACCTATTTTCTAGAGAAGCAGATGGAATTATACGGACTCCCCCAACCGCTGACGGGCGCAGAAACCGTCACGATTCATCAAGTGCAGAACGGGCAGATCGCGCTTTGCACGATGCCGATTTCGCAACTCGCAACGATCCTCAGTTCTACCGCATGGGCGACAGGTCTACCTACTACAGAACCGGTGACCGCTGGCGTCGTTTGGAATAACGCGGGCGTCGTCTCGGTGTCCTGATACGCAGCCGATTCAATACAAGCGCCTCCGGGCGCTTTTTTATTGCCTGGAAGAAATGAAAAAACTATTCGCAATCGTTGTTGCGGGGCTGTTTTCTTCGCTCGCGCTCGCCCAGACGTACCCGTCTCCGACATTCAGCTCACTGACGTTGCAGAATCCGCTGACTGCGGCGAATGGCGGCACAGGCGCGACGACATCGACAGGCACCGGTTCGGTAGTCCTGTCGAATTCTCCCTCTCTGGCGAGCCCGACCATTACCGGCTCGCTAACTGCGACGGGACTTGTCACGCTTTCCAGCCTCGCGACGCAGGCAGCGAACACCGTCGTCGCAAATGTCACGGGTTCCAGTGCGAGTCCGGCTGCGTTCTCAATGCCGAGCTGCAGCGGATCAAATAATGCATTGCGCTGGACGTCTGGAACCGGCTTTGCATGTGCGTCGTCGATTGCCCTGACCACATCCGGGCTGAACCAGTTCGCATCAACGACCAGCGCTCAACTGGCGGGGGTCATTCCCGATGAGACCGGTTCGGGCTCACTGGTCTTCGGTACATCGCCGACGATCGGCACTCCGGTGATCACCGGGGGCAGCATCAACAATGCAAGCGTTGGCGCGACGACACCAAGCACCGGCGCATTCACGACGCTCGCGGCAAGCAGCACGATCAGTGGGACGGGATTCTCCACTTACCTCGCGTCTCCTCCTGCCATCGGCGGAACAACAGCGAATGCTGGATCCTTCACCACGCTATCGGCGTCGAGCAACAACCCATCGCTCAAGTACCTTAGTAGCGGGACTGGTGCAGTTGCTCGTACGTATGCGTCCAAGTTTGGCGATCTGATCAGCGTTAAGGACTTCGGAGCAACCGGCAACGGCTCAACTGACGACACGACTGCCATTCAGAATGCGTTCAATGCTGTATGCGCGGCCGGCGGCGGCATCGCATATCTGCCTGCCGGGACGTACAAAACGAGTTCTGCGTTGACGCTCGGCTGCTCGAACCTCACAATTCAGGGCGCAAACCCTTCCGGTTCCATCATTGCATCCGCATCGACGACAGCCGACACGCTGACTATTGGGACAACCTCGTCGGTCTACTACAACATCCAGGTAAGAGGCCTCGGCTTCTTCCCGTCCGTGACGAAAACTGCTGGCGCCGAGATACATGTCGTCGGAAATAACGTCAACGTCGATATCGGCGATTTCATGATCAGTGGTGGCTTTACGGGCGTCGTTCTCGACTCCCATGGCACCGCTCTCACTTACCGGATTCACAACTTCTTTATCCAGAGCCTCGGGAACCAGGCAATTACGGTCGGCACGGCGAATGGCGCAGCGGCCGATGTCTTCATATACCAAGGCAACGTTCAGAATTGCTTCGGTAGTATTCTGATTCAGAATGCATCCGGGATTTACGTCGCCAATGTCGACACAACTTTGGCGACCGGCAACGGCATCCAGATTAACCCCGTTACGGGCGGACAGGTCGTATTTGCATTTTTCGACACCGTTCTGTCAGATACGAACGGCGGCTTCGGCTGGCTGATTCAAAGCACGGGGACCACGCTCGTCACGAACATCGTGATGAACAAGATCTGGGCCGCAGCCAATCAGGGAACTGCCGGAATCTACATCAACGCGGCGACTGCCAGCAAGCTTAACGGCGTCACCATTCAGAACAGCATCGTCAGGGACAACTACCAGCACGGCATCGTCATGAGTTCAGGAACGAACGTCACCGTTGATGCCAGCCAGATTTGCAGCAACAGCGCATCGGCTTTCAATACCTACGATGGAATCGTCGTATCGCCTGGTTTTACTGGTTTCACGATCACCAACAACATCTCCGGAATGTGCGGTTACGAAGGTGCTGGCGGCATCAACAACCAGGCCTATGGGCTCGTGCTCAATTCGTCATCCGCGACAAACAATTTCATTGTGATGGGCAATCGCTTTCCGAGCAATGCGACTGCTGGCTATACAAATGCTGCCACAGGCGCTAATCAGGTCTTCACGAACAACCTGAACTTCTAGTGTTTGACGGCGCTTGAGATAGCCCGCAGAGGTGCCGTAATTTTCCATGACGTAGATTCAAGCAATGCCTTGTTCTGTTCGAGCAAACGCTGTGACAGAGCGTTTGCTTCGTCCAGTTTTCGGCGCAAGTCCTCGATTCGGTCATCGTTAGGGTTTACGGGCTGGGCTTGAGCAACAACGGGGGCAGGATACGTCGCTTTCAGTTTCTCGAGTTTGTTGAGTATTTTGTCGCGGTCGAATCCGACCACCAGGTTGGCATATTTCCCATGGACGATATGTTCATGGTTGATATGGTGGCTGTTTTCGCCATCGTGGTAGGAGATGTACTCCCCACGATCGACTGCGTAGACATACGGAAACACGGAAAGCAGTCTTTCCCTGAACTCCGGGATCGATATGCGGCGAAAAACGTTCAGGCACCAGTGATTCATCTCCAGATAGACGATCGGGCGCAGATCGTTAAGCGTCTCCCGACCACCTTCGAATACTTCCAACTCGAACCCCTCGACATCCACTTTCATAAAGTCAAGCCGGTTCAGGCCCATGTGGGACATGCTGGAGTCCAAGCGCTTGATCGGCACTGATTCGGTGAAGTGGTCGGAGCCCGCAATCTCGTATTCGTCCGCGATGAAGGAGCCGGCCAGGAAGTCTGGGTTCCCCTGCATTCTGATCTCGCCTTCCGAGTTTCCGAGGGCTGTCTTGAATATCGAAATATTCCCAACCCCAGCGACGTTGCTGGAGAGGTAGTTAAACGTCTTCGGAACTGGCTCGACGCCAACGACCTTTCCGCAATATTGCGAGAGCGCCAGCGCAGTCAAGCCGATATTGGCGCCCACGTCGAGCGCATGATCGCCTTGATCACATAGGGCGCGCAGGGTAAGAACAGTTGCCGGCTCAAACGTAGCGCCAATCACGTTCATGTACCCCTCGTCCCCAAGGATCTTGTATGGCTTGTCTCCGATCGTAACTGCATGCCCCTGATATGTATTTTGGCTCATTACGAATACCTTGGATGTGAGGCGCCTATTCTAGCGCGTGTATTGCGTTTGTATCGTGTTCAAAACAAATAGTATGCGGCTTCCACGCATGTCAAGCACTAATGCAAGCCGCCATTGACCGGATTTTCTACGACCAGACCAACCCAAGCCGCCATCGAGCGGCTTTTTTCATTTCCGGGGCTCTCCTTTGAACCATCCACACCCGCACGGCGATGACCGTATCACCGCCCTGGAGCAACGCATGAGCACGATCGAGCAACAGATCTTTGACTGGCGCGGCGAGCTATCAGCAAACACTGAGGCGACGTTACGCGTCGAGTCGAACACTCAGGAGTTGGTCGAGCTGCTGAAGCTCGCGAAGGGTGGCATCGGGTTCTTCACAGCGACCGGGCGGGTGCTTCGGAAACTGGTTGTGTGGTTTGGCCCGTTCATCGCGTTTGCGGCGGCGGTCTGGGGTCTTATGCATGGTCGCTGGCCGGGGCAAGGATGAACACCACACTTCTCGAGGCCGAACTGCGCCGCGATGAAGGCGTGCGCTACTGGCCATACAAGGACACAAAAGGCATTCAGACAACTGGCGTCGGCCACAACCTGCAAGCCAAGCCTTTGCCGTCGAACTGGGCCTACCCGCTGACGCCAGCACAGGTCACCCAACTGCTCGAGCAAGACATCGCCGACACGTTCGCCAATCTGGATCGCAACCTTCCTTGGTGGCGCCAGCTTGACGACGTTCGTCAACGCGTCGTCGCGAACATGTGCTTCAACCTCGGTATCGGCAAGTTACTCGGCTTCAAGAACACGCTTGCGGCCATGCAACGCGGTTCGTATGCCATCGCTGCGGCGGGTATGAAGGCCAGTGATTGGCATGGCCAAGTGGGCGCTCGAGCGGTGCGCCTGTGCTCCGCCATGGAAACCGGCGTCATGCCCGCGTAAATATCTGTCAAACGAATAAACGTCAAATATTCGTCTCACGCATAAACCTCATCCAGCCCGCCCAGTGCGGGCGTTTTCGTTTCTGGAGCCCGAATGGCATCGAACCTGAAGTACTCGGTTGCACTGAAGACCTCGCAACAAACTGCCATTTCGACGGCGGCAGGTGCATCGGCGGTCCTCACACTGTACAGCGGCACGCAGCCTGCATCGCCCGACACCGCGGTCACGTCGCAGGTTGCTCTTTCGACGCACGCCTGCGCAGCCACCTTCGGCACTGCATCCGCTGGCGTGCTGACGGTCGGCGCGATCGCAAATGGCACAGGAACGGCAGGAGCCGGCGCGGGAACTGCGGCCACCTGGTATCGCCTCACGACCTCTGGCGGTACGGCTCTGATTGACGGCAGCGTTGGCACGTCCGGCGCCGACCTCAACCTGACCGGCACGACCAGCATCGCGACCGGCCAGCAGGTGGTCATCTCGAGTTGGACGCTGACCAACGGTCAATGATGAAGTAACCGGGGGCGAACATGGGAAGCCTATCCGGCTCCACAGTCGTAAATTCATCCGTCGTCAACCTCAGTTCGCCCGCACAGACCGACTGGATTCAGTTCCCGCAAAGCTGGACCGCAGTCAACCGCAAGAGCGGCGGCGGCTCGACCATTTCTCTGCCTACCGCGATCGGAACCGGCGTTACGCTTGGCGGCTACGGACCCGATGCACGGAGCGTTACGTGGACAGATGGCACGCCGACTGCCAGCGCTACTAGCGGGGATGGCATCTTTGCCCCGGCGTCAGGTTCGGCGGTTGTCGGAAACGGGTTTCAGTTCACCGTTCCCGCCGACACCACGACACGCACAGTTGTCATTGCGTGGGGGATGTACGGCGGCGACACCGGGGCGAATACTGCCACGGCGAAGCTGGTCGCCACACTGTCTGACGGCAGCGCTACGGCGGTTACGCACACGCCCACTGGCGTTGTGGCGGGCGCATCTTCTGACTACCTCACGACGCTCACGTATAGCGCGAACAGCGCGAGTCAGACGCTTACCTTGGCGGTCACGCTGACGACGGTCAACGCAGGCGCCGGGAATTTCTGCAACATCACGTTGCAGACGGCCAAGTATCTCGCAAGCTCCAGTCCGGTTACTGGATCGGGCGCATCGACACAAGGGCCCAACGTCTCGTCTGCTGCCGGCGCAATCTCAGTTTCAGGATCGTCGGCAAGTGCGCAGGCCGTCAATGCCTCGTCGGCATCCGGCTCTATCCGGGTATCTGGATCAGCGGCATCGGCCCAAGCGAAGAATGTCGGCGCTGCTGTCGGGACTGTCCTTGTAGGCGGCGCCGCAGCGTCGAATCAGGCACCTAACACTGCTAGCGCGGCTGGCTCTGTTCGTGTGTCCGGCTCAAGCTCGTCTTTGCAGTCGACGAATGTCTCGGCAGCATCGGGATCGGTTGCGCTTACTGGCGCAGCATCAAGCATCCAGGCGCCGAACGTCTCGAATGCCTCGGGCGCGATCGGCAACGTCGTGCAAGGCAGCGCCGCCAGTACCCAAGCGCCGAACGTTTCTTCTGCATCCGGCAGCGTCGCTGTCTCCGGTTCGAGTGCTTCGACGCAGGGCAAGAACGTATCGCTCACAGTGGGCGTTGTGGCCATCACCGGCTCGGCTGCATCGGTTCAGGCCGCCAATTCCGATTCGGCCAGCGGCGCTGTTCGAGTGTCGGGCTCCGCAGCGAGCGTTCAGCAGCCCAATACATCATCCGCGACGGGCGAGATTATTCTCGCGCCAATAGTCGGCACCGCGGCCAGCACTCAGCAACCTAACGTCTGCATCGCTACTGGCGTCATCGCGTCGCCCGACGTCAACCCGGCCGTTTTCCACGTCTACGCAGAGAACCGCATTTTCACGGTCGCTGGCGAAACACGGACATACGTCGTGCCGCCCGAGACGCGAGTGTTCAAAGTCGGATAACAGGCCACGTGGCCAGGAACTAACCATGGTTGGCCTTCCAAACAATCGTATCTCGCCGAAAGACCCGATAGCGAACCTTCCCTATGCATTCGAATGGGCGGCTGAGTTGGCACCCAGCGCAACGCTGATCACGGCAACGATCACTGTCCCGACCGGCATCACGCTATCTCAAGCGGGCGTCATCGAAGGAACACGAGTCGCGTTCTGGCTATCGGGTGGAACTACCGGCGTTGCCTACGAAATCGCATGCGTAATCACCGATAGCACTGGCGCCACGAATCGAAAGTGGTTCCTGCTCCAGGTCACCTGATCCCATCTCACTCCTTATGAGGCCCGCGTTTGCGGGCTTTTTTATGCCCGTAGAAAACGAACACGAACATCGGGGCACCGTCTCCGAGGATGTTTATTACCCCGACCACGACGCGCGCACCGAATCCAAGACGTTCCTGAAGACAAAGCGCAACGGCAAACGGGCCGGGTTGCGTTGCGTCATCACCGGGCAAGCATCAGATGTCGAGTATCACCACGCGTTTCTTGAATACGCATTTCAAAACGCCGTGCGGTGGGATGTCGTCAAAGGCATCGCGATGGGGACTGTTACGGAGCTGCCCGTTCTTGATCCGTACACGTGGGAGCCGACCGGCGAGATGGCTCCGGTGGAAGGATTTTTGATTTACTGGATTGTTTTGTTCTTCAAATGGCGCGGCTTTGATTTTGAGGCTTTTGACCCGGCCAAGCCTGAGACCTTCGTCGATAGCGCGCAGGCGATGCTGGTTCTGCACAAGCATCTGCACCGCGAGAAGAATCACGGCGCGCATGCGATCACAGGCCCAATCTTTCTGTTGCAAGCCTTCCCATTCGTGGACGGTTTTGTCTTTTCTCCAGACGAGCTCGAGGCTCGCCATAAATCGAAGGAGCACGCATGAATTCCACCCCTATCAACACCGCAACCGCAGTCGGCGCCGGCGCCGTAGTCGCACCCGTAGTTTCGTATGTCGCGAGCATGTTTCACGCGACTCTTCCGGCCGATGTGCAAAGCGCTGTCGTCGTGCTGATTGTGGCCGGCGCGCACTGGGTCAGCCAGACAGTCGCGGCCCGCTCTGCGGCGAAGGCTGCTCCCACAGCATGAAAGTTCCAGCCATCGCACTGTTGGCCTGCTCATTGGGTGGCTGCGCCGGGCAAGCCGCCTACTCGGTCAAGCCGTTCTATGAGCCCAATTTGCAGCGCATGGTGTGTTGCGAAGCCCTCGCGCTGAACTCCAAGGACATTGCCGCGCTCTCCTTTGACCTGACGACCTCAGCTGAGGGTGTCGTGACGGTCCACTTCAACGAGACCGGCGTAGGCGCTACGGCGCCCGTCACGGCTCAAGGCGCGGTCATTTCCAACGTCGCAACAGCCGCAGCCCAAGCTGCTGCTGCCATCGTCAAACTATCGCCGTGACCTAATTAGGATGACGAACGTTTCGTGTTAAAATAGCGAGAGCGGAAAGGTACTTGCAATACCGATCCGCCCTCTAACCACCGTCACTTACTGGAGAAGCGACATATGGGTAGCCCAAAGCTTAACATACCTCTCGGCAACCGCTACGGCAGCCTAGAAGTAATTGGACCGGAAACAAAGAAGGGTAGAGCCCGTGCGATTACATGCAAATGCGACTGCGGGAAAACTACTGTTGTAACCTGTTCGAATCTGAATATCGGCGCGGTCCGATCCTGTGGCTGTTCGCACATTGAAGATAAACACAAAAACCTGCTGGGCAAAACATTCGGGCGGCTCACGGTCATTGATGATACGGTTAGTCGACATGGCAGGGTGCGCGTAGTCAAATGTCTATGTGCCTGTGGGAACACGTCAAATTCTTCATTGGTCGATATGGTATCGGGGCGCATCGTATCGTGCGGTTGCTACGCGCGAGAGAAGGCGGTATATCGGTATCGGCACGGACATACAAGAAAAGGAAATCGGTCGCCAGAATATAGCGTCTGGTCTGCAATGCTTTCCAGATGCGAAAACAAAACGGTTCCGCATTTTGCGAGATATGGCGGCCGCGGCATAAAAGTGTGCGAACGGTGGCATGACTTCGCAAACTTTCTCTCTGATATGGGGCCTCGTCCATCGCTGCGACACTCCATTGAGCGAGATGACAATAATGGCAACTATGAGCCTGGCAATTGCCGCTGGGCCACTGATCGCGAACAGGCATTGAATAGAAGAAATACGATCATGGTCATGCATGATGGACGTTTGCGGCCATTATGTGTAGTCGCCGAAGGGTCCGAAGTTAGCTTGAGTAATATTCGAACGCGCGTCACAAAACTGGGATGGCCCATCGAGCGAGCTCTTACAGAGCCAGTGAGGCGAGGAAAAAACCAGTTTAGATAGTAAATCATCGCCACCAGAACCCCGCCGAGCGCGGGGTTTTTTATTGCCTATTCTCTTAGGAAATCTCCATGAAATCCAAATTCTGTGTCGTTCTTGCGGCAGGCCTTGTCGCGCTCATTTCTGGCTGCGCTACCACTGGCGCAGTTCAAACTCCGGCGCAGGTCGCCGCTCAGGTTTGCCCGCCAACCCAAACTGCCATCGCATCGTTGCAAGCCGTTGTCGGCCTAAGCGATGACGCAAAGGCCAAACTTGCCGAAGCCTCCCCGGTCGTCGCCGCCGTCTGCTCGGCAGGCTCCAGCGTCAACGTCGCTGACCTGAAATCTCTCGGTTCGACCGCGCTGCCGGCTGTTATGGCCGTCGTCAACGCATCGCCGCTTTCGGACCAGGATAAGACGAAGATCGGCATTGACCTCACGGTTGCTCAAATCGTTCTATCGAGCGTCATCGCTG